TGCACAGCCGGGCCACTATTTCCAAAAACGCTGCCGCCATAATTTTTCTTTGCATTTTCATCAACCTGTTCCAGCATTTCAATCTGCCTGTCACATTCGTTGATTTCCTGCTGTAGATCGTTGAAATTCTTTTCCATTTCAGCAGTCAAACCACACGCTGCTTTAGACATGATTTCTTCCTGTGCCTTGATAGCCTTAGCACGTTTTTGTAATAACTCTTGCATGTTCATTAGTTTAGTCCCCCTTTATTTTTGTTCAAATTTAACCGCATCTGCATTGCTTTCATTTTTTCCTGTGCCAGCCGATCATCATGCAGATCAACCACAGTCATTTTCTTACTGACAGCAGCATAAACACGTTCAGCAATGCTTTTAGCCAGCGCGTCAAAACTGTTCTTACTTAAAATATTTTCAGCCATCTGTACAGCAGGGCTTACATCAACACCGGCAGTTTTTGCTTTCAATAAAGCATCAGGATTAGCCGGAATAGTAACGCAGCTGTATTCAAGCAGCTCCTGTTTTATGAAGTCAATCCCAAAAGGCCGGTTCACGTCATCTGCACATTCCCATTCGATACCACGAAAACGGCAGCTGACCGCATGCAAAAAGCCCAACTTATACATTTGCCCAACCATATAACCATAATCATTTTCATCCCTACTTGTAAACTCAGCCCGGCCAATAAGCTCTCCGTCCTCTACTTTTTCCAACAAAGACTTAGCCACAGGCAGCTCCCACATATCGTGCATCCACAATACAACAGGATTTTTACGGAAGTTTTCCAGCTCCCAGCCGTCAGGATTTACGGTGTCAAAATCTCTGTCCACAGCTCCATTAGATAATATAAAATCGCAGATAATCCGGCCGTCTTTTTCTTCGATAGCCTTAACCTGCTCCATCGAAAACGCTTTGACGCACAGAAGATCATCCGCAGCAGGTTTATTACCACTTTTCAACGCTTCACGGCAGGCTTTCAATTCCATGCTCATTTTTTATTCGCCCCCTTCTTTTTGGCAGCTTCCTCAACAGGAAGCATATTGCCATTAATAAATACTGTTTTACCTTGCCCGTCAGGAAGCGGATTCATGTTCTCGCGCTCACGCCATTCATCGGCATTGATAATGCCATCCTGCCGCATAAGGTGTAGCATGTTAGCACGGCTTTGATTATCACCCCGCAGCATGGAAAGCATATCAAATTCACAGTAATAACCTTCCTGCCGCTGCTGGCGCGTTAAACAACGCATGTTCATAAACTGTTCCCAGCGCACAAACCACGGCAGCATTGTGTTCTGATAAAAGTCAATCGTCTGCTGCTCTATATTGGAATACGTTGACTTTTCCAAATTCTGA